TGCTCTTGCATAGATGACACTGCATTGCTGTTCGATGCCCTCAGTGCGGTTACAAAGTCAGCAAAAGAACCCGCCATCACCATCGCTGGCGTGAGTACCTTGTCTGGGTTTTCGTTGCAGTCCATCAAGATGGACACGCCTTCTTGCTCGTCTATGAGTTTGATAGTTACGGTAGCCATACTCAAACCTCCGACACTTCTGCTTTAGCAACATCCTTTTTTTCGCTGTACTGAGAGCGAATGAATGAGTCTAAGTCTTGCTTATGAAATCTCCATGCTCGTCCAACCTTGGCGGCTGGTATACGTCCATGTCGAGCCAAGTAGCGAACTGACTCGCTACTTATTCCTAGGTACTGCGCCGCATCTTCAATAGGTATCAACATTCACATCTCCTTGGTTTGATTCTTGTGTTGATTTAAACTGCTGGCAAAACGGTGCAACTTCGCAAAAGTTTTCACACCGTCTATACCCGCCCTTACGCTCTTCAATCAAGTAGCCCTTGTCAGGTTCACCAAGGTCTTCACGATTCACTGAGACTTTCTTCGCTCTCTTACCGCCCTCTTTGATAAGGGCATAAGTGGTTCCCGCATACCAGCGCTCTTCATCAGAGCAGAGAACTTCTTCTCCACGGTCTGCCGCTTGATGCAAGGCGATACGTTCTTCGATATACGCCGTCGCTTTAGCGTCATCCCACACTGGGACTTCAATCACTTTCACGCTTGCCTGTGGGTAATCGGGATTACGAGAGGCATCCGATCTACGCCAGTCTCTAAAGATGGCGATGACTTGTAACGTGTCTACTTCATACCCATTGGCTTTTGCCAACATACGAAGCACGTTAAGTTGCTTCTCCCAATCCTCACTACCATTTGCCTTAAAGACAGTAGTGACCTTCCAATCTTGAAGAGCCTTGTCTCCAAGATGTAGACGATCAAACTGTCCAGACAGTTGCCATCCGTTAACGTCCATGTAAAGACGCTCTTCGACCAGAGCAGTTGTTCCGGCTCTCTCAAGCACGGTATGAACTGCTTGACCCATTAGCGACCACACACGTTCACTAACGTCCTCTACTACGTACTGCTTATAAGTTTTATTCAGAATACGCTTCTGAGGTGAATCAATCAATTTAGTAGCGCTAATATCCCCACCGCCAACGTAGGAATCATTGCGTACTGCTGATACAAACGCATCGGGTAAACCCTTCAAGTTCGTCAGGTTCATCCGAAGTCAACCTCTTCCGAAACTTGTTTAGGCGCACGGCTTGGTACTGCACGACGAGCGTACTGCTCACGCTCCTCGGCTGGACGCAACGTGCCACTCATGTAGTCCAGTCCAGTCTTGGATTGCTTTGACCACAGTCCACCCTCAAACTTAGAGCCATCAGGAAATGTCACGACGACATTTTGTACGGGGTGGTTGTCTGCCTTACGGCGTGTGTTTTCAAATACTGCGATCGTGATTTGTTTGTTGTCGTAAGTCATACTGTTACTCCGTGGTTTCTGTTTCGGTTACCGCTTTAGCGGCTTTCTCTTGCAACTTGGAAATGATCTGAGCGGTCTTTGCCAACGGCACTTCTGCCAAGGTGTCGACCTTGTAAGCCTTGGCTATGACCAACTCGTTCACTCCAACCTTTTCTGCCAATTCCCTGATGGTCTTTATCTCGTTCTCGCCCAAGCACTGAACTTTTGCGACAGGCTTAGGAGCCACAGGGCTAGGCTCTGCAATGGCTTTAGCCGGAACACTCTTCTCTTTTGGGACAGGGGTTGAATCACTATTGGTCTCATTGCCGTACTCCAAAGGTGTGTCTTCACCCGCATACACATACAGGGCAAGTCCATGCAAGGCGATAGCCTTGGCAAGACAGCGTTGCATTGCAGTGTTCAACTCGAAAGAGTTGGGGGTTGGGATGGGTTGGTTGCGGTGGTTCATCACAGGCAACTGCGATGTGCGTGTGATGCCAAAGGCAGTCACCCGACAAAACACCATTGCTGTTTCTCCGATGGGACAGTAAGGCTTGTTGTCCCAGAACAGATATTCCCAAGTAGCGGTTGGGTCTTGGCGCAGTAGTTGATCTACTGCCCAAGCCCACGACACGTAGGAAAGTCCGTTTTTCTTTTCAACGTACTCGTTGACGTTGATAGATGCTAGCCGCTCAAAGGTTGAGGGTGGGCTTGCTTCTCTTGCTTCTGTTTCTTTGCTCATAGGCTCCTCTTCGTTGTTGAATGTGTAGCGAACACATACGAAGTATAGGAGCGTTGCTTTCAGTTGTCAATAGCAATACGCAATATTTTTATTTGCTACGCTTTATTGCGGAATACTGCGACTATCTTCCCCGTGGGCAATGACATACCCCCAGACGATGTGTCGTTGACATCAATCGCCATGAGGTCGCCCTTGTTCACGGCGGGAGACATAGAGTCGTTAAGCGCCTTCACGAACTGAAGTGTCGCCACGTCTGTGACCTTGATCACCATGTCCTTGGGCATCATGGGCGGGAGGGCGCTGGCAAAACGTGGAGAAATCTCTTCGACCTTGACTTGCAAAGCCCTAGCAAACTTCGCCACTGTCTCCATGTTTAAGGGGATGCGCCCATTCAAATACTGACTGATAGCCGCTTGATTTTTGAATCCAAAATCTTTCGCAAGTTGTGCTTGCGTAAGGTGAAGTTCGGAGTGCTTAGAGTCCCAAAGATTTTTCAATTTTGTTTGATCTTTGGTCTCGTCCGAAGTGAGTTCTCTGCGCTGGTATCTCTTCGGCTTTTCACTCTCAGACGATGTTGATTCGCCAGACTCTTTGGAGTCTTTTTTATTCGGAAACATCTTCACCTTCGTTTTGGAGTTAGCGGCAGGAATGCGCCTTGCCTTTGAATTCATTGTAACTCCTTAATGTTTGTGTTTACTGCTTGCAATCTTTTATATGTTCTGCTACACTGTTTTATGCGTATTGCTTATACGCATCGAGTCGCTACCTCGAAAACAAGGAGAAAAAATTGACAAATGATTACAAGTTGGTGACAGCATTATGCGCCACAAATCAAGCAAACTACATAGAACTCATGTTTAATGCTAATAATTTAGCAAAAGACAACAACAATGAACTGGCACGGTTTGTGCTGTATTTATATATATATATATTACAATATATATATAATAAATTTTATATTAATATATTTTTCTATAAGAAAAATATAGATATAGATATATACGAATACTCTTCTCAAAATGAGGGGTATTCCCATGTTTAAGGACTTCTCCTCATTCGGAATAGAACTTGGCAACCGCACAGGGGAGGAAGTCAAAGTCCCTTGCCCCAAGTGCAGTCAACTTCGTAAGAAGAAATCCTATCCATGCCTCAACGTTAACACAGACAAGGGCGTATGGAACTGCTGGCATTGCGGCTGGTCAGGCGGACTCAAGACAGGCGAGTTCTCAAAGCCTACCGTTGCCCACACCAAGACCTACTACAAGCCTGAGTTCAAGCCTGAGCCACTGACGGACAAGACATTCGAGTACCTCGCCACTCGTGGCTTGAACAAGGATGTCCTCATTCGCAACCACGTCACCACGCTGACCGTGTGGATGCCTCAGGTTGAGGAAGAAGTACGTGCTGTCGCCTTTCCCTACTACCGTGATGGCGAAGTAGTCAACATCAAATACCGTGATGGAAAGAAAAACTTTCGTCAAGTTGGTGGCGCACAAAAAACTTTCTACAAGATCGATGACGTAACCGATACCGCCATCGTTACCGAAGGTGAGATCGATGCTCTATCCCTTGAGGTTGCTGGGTTCAAGAACGCCATCTCCGTGCCTGATGGAGCGCCAGCCCCAACGTCAAAGAACTACGAGACAAAGTTTGAATACCTTGACGATGAAAAGTTGGACAACATCAAGACATTCATCTTGGCGGTTGACAACGATGAGCCGGGTCGAAAGTTAGAAGAAGAACTTGCTCGTCGCTTGGGGCGTGAGCGTTGCTTGCGTGTGACTTGGGTTGAGGGGTGCAAGGATGCCAACGAAGTACTGCTCAAGCATGGCGCTGAAGTGCTGGCGCAGTGCATCAACAACGCACAGACATTCCCAGTTGAAGGACTCTTCTCGGTCTATGACATTGCTGATGACTTGAACGCCATATACGAGGATGGTATGCCCAAGGGCGAAGCCACAGGATGGAAGAACGTAGACGAGTTGTACTCCCCTACTCCCGCTCAGTGGACGCTAGTCACAGGCATACCGAGCATGGGCAAATCAGAATGGCTTGATGCTTTGACGGTCAACCTTGCCGAGCGTAGTGGTTGGGTCATTGGCGTGTGTTCCCCTGAGAACCAACCGATCACTTGGCACTCAGCCAAGTTGATGGAAAAGCACATGAAGAAACGCATCAAGGTCATGACTCGTGAGGAGTTTGAAGAAGGTAAAGACTGGTTAAACCAGCACTTTCATTTCATCTTGCCAGAGCAACCAACCATTGAAGCGGTGCTTGAAAAAGCCAAGGTCTTGGTCAAGCGTTTCGGTATGCGTGGTTTGGTGATTGACCCATACAACGAACTCGATCATACGAAGCGCAAGGATGGCATTAACGAGACGGAATACATCTCGATGTTCCTTACCTACATCCGCAAGTTTGCTCGTGAGCAAGGCGTTCATGTGTGGCTTGTAGCCCACCCCGCTAAGTTGCTCAAGGATAAGGAAGGTCACTACCCAGTACCTGATGGGTACTCAGTGTCCGGCTCTGCCCACTTCTTCAACAAGGCAGACAACATCGTGACGGTGCATCGGGACAAAACAAATCCGAAAGCACCGTCAGAAATACACGTACAAAAAATCAGAAGCCGATGGCTTGGTCGCCCCGGCATGACAGAACTTTATTGGAGACCTGACTGTGGAAGATACGAAGAAGCAACCAACCACAAATACTCCGGTAAAGACTACGCCTCAGGAGAGCGTGATGTTGAAACTCTCCATATCTGAAGCCAACGCCATGTTCACTAAGGAACAACTCAGGTCAATCATGCCTGAGGTATCAGCCTTCTACGACAAGATGAACGCTCAGTTTCCGGGAAGCAAGGTGATGTATGCGTGTGAGGGTGGCTTGGAGATTGGAGAGAAGTCTCCTCCCGGAGTCGTGCCTTGCATCTCCTTGCCGCCGATTGAAACACCGCTTGAGAAAGCCATACGCATGAAAGATCAGATGCGTTTCAAGCGGAGGAAAAGATGACTCAGAACGAGTACTACGTTCCAGTTGTCTTGTCCCCTTCTGAGATAGGGGTTGCGACACACTTGGCGGTCAGTCGCCAGTCAGTCAATCGTGCGGCTGGTGTAACTGAGCGCATGGTCGGTTACAGGGATTCCATTGACATCAACATCGATGGAGTTCTGGGTGAGTTTGCAGTATGCAAATACTTGAACGTCTACCCTGACCTAACCTTTGAGCGTAGGTCTGGTGGGCATGACTGCGTCTACAAAGGATTGTCTTGCGATGTCAAGACCAGACCATACAAAGAGAACCAGTGTCTCCAAGTTCCTCAGTACAAGGCAGAGACCAGTTCAGAAATTTATATCTTGGCAGAGGTTGAGCGAACCAAGATTCATATCCTAGGTTTTGCTACAAGCGCAGAACTTTTCCAGCCTCAAAACCTTACGCCATCTGTGCGTGAAGGAAAGTCCCATTACGAATTAACTTGGGCGCAACTTACCCCAATAGGAGACCTGTGTGAATACGCAATTCAGAAGTCGCAAGTGGTTGGATATGGCACGAGGTCAGGCGTGTGTGATGTGCGGGAATTCTGATGACACGATTGTTGCCGCTCACTCCAACCTTATTGAACATGGCAAGGGCAAGGGCAACAAGGCAGATGACTCAATGGTCGGCTGGTTGTGCTATCGCTGTCATACAGAGTATGACCAAGGCATGAGCATGAGCAAGCAAGAGAAGCGTCAGTTTATTTTTGAAGCGATAGCCAAGACTTACTTGATTGCTGGTCGCAAAGGTTTTATTAAATTCTAAAAGGAGAGAGTGTGTCAAATGAAAAGATAGAACAACTGCTGATCGAATTCAGAGATGCTGGAGATAACTACTCCACTGCTAAGGCGCACTTGGTTTACGTGGAAGATTTTAAAAAATCCAAGATAGCCATCCTGATGAAAGAGGCGCAACGCCTTGGCATTCAAACGGCATCGGGTCAAGAGCGTGAGGCTTATGCACACAAAGATTATTTAGAACTGCTTGATGCAATCAAGTCAGCGACAGAAACAGAAAGCAAGTTGAAGTTCTTGCTTCGCAGAATAGAAATGGAAATAGAAGTATGGAGAACAACACAAGCAAACGAGCGGATGGAACGCCGAGCATACGGGGGATGACGTGTGATGGATGCAAGTACTACTCAGAACAATGGAACGGAACAACAGTCCTTCGCAGAAGGTGCAAGTTGTATCTTAGGGCGGCAGAGGAGCGTTGCTATGACTATCGAAAAGAACCTCGACTTCGGGAAGAAGATTGAGTTTGCCGTATACGGCAAGGTCATAGGAAAAGGCAGACCGCATTTTGTACGGAAGACAGGGGTTGCTATCACTCCACAGGCAACGAGGTCATACGAGAGCGTTCTAAGGGATGCGGCACGGCATGAACTGGGAGATCATGAACCGTGGACAGGGATGATTGCGGCGGTGATTTGTGCTGAGTACAAGATACCGAAGTCGTGGACTAAAACAAAGAGGGAGTTGGCACAACGACAGTTGACTGCTCCGGCAAAGCCAGACGTAGACAACATCGTAAAGATTGTGCTTGATGCACTGAACCGTGTGGTGTACGAGGATGACACTCAGGTGGTGCTATGTGTCGCCACCAAAGAATGGGGCGAGAGGGATTGCTTGCGTGTACTGATAGGAGAGATGTAATGTTTAATTCTCCAGAACAAGCAGTGCGATTTGCTTTCAAGGTCAGGCACAAGAGCATCATCAGCAAGGCACACAACGTCTTTATTGCAAAGGAAAAGCACGAGGTCAAGAGCCGAGAGGCTTTGTCTGCCTATGACTTTCATGCACAGGGAGCCATGATCTTCGGGTTCATAGAGCGCCTAGGACAGGACGAACTGGCATGGACATATTGGATGTATGGGGATGCGAATGAGCGCAAGGTATCGGCTCGTATGCTTTCAGATACGTACCCACATTTGGGTAGTCTTGGGATGGATAGGTCTTCCGTCTATCAAGCAATGCTATCTACAAGTGTGCGTAACTGTGCATCACAACTTGGTATTACAAACTATCGAGCATGGAAGTTAAGAAGACGCATCCTTGATTCAATGGTTCCGCTGGAACGTAGAGTACTGGATGGTTTGTGGCAGTGGATGGGCGAAGAATAAAATTATTAGCAGTGCTTTACATTTGTATTCAAACACGCTATAGTATTTTTAAGTAGTATAGGGTTCCCGACACTAGATGTAGTGGTACCCCTTCTGCTTTCTTTGTTAGTTGCCAACTCCTTCCCGTGAATTCAAGGTTTGTAGCGAACCTCATGGGCTATTCTCAGCCACCTTCGGGTGGCTGAGTTTTTTTTGGCATGGAAATATTAAGTCCGTCGGCATGGAACTATCGAGTCTGCCGCCGGAGCATAAAGAAAACACAGACGGGAGTTACCCGTCTGTGCTTGTTACAAGTCTGATGAATTGTGAATATGAATCAGGTTGAATAGGTTTGATGCAATGTCATCAGGTATCAGGTCGAGGGATTCCATTTGTGTAAGGCATTTAGTTATCTCCAGTAGTCGATCTTTGTCATAAGTGGCATCCTGTATTTCGTAGCGAACATGAGTTTGCCAGTTGTCATCTTTCATTGTGGCTCCATAGTTATCTCCTTTGGGTTAGTTAAGCGGCTTTCTTGAGAAGGTTGCCAGCCTGTCTCTCAAGGGTGATGCGGTCATCGGTATGACCAATGTCTCGTGCTACGGCGGTGATGCCTTGCACGAAATCCCATACTGACTCAGGCTTAGTGCCTTCTTCAGTGACTACTCTGTCGATAATCCTTTGGGCTTGCTTGGCAGAGAAGCCTTGCTTGCCTAAGAACTGGAGCCGATCATCATCTGACCTAGCAACGATGGCGTTCTTGGCATTCTGAATACCAAGGATGATGCCCTTGTCTGACGCATTGGAGTACTCCAGCAAGGCTGGCTCAACCTCTGCGGCAAAGCGTTGAGGTGCGTTCTTTGAGTGACGGATAGTGATTTCACTGATGTCCTGAGCGCCCCAGATATTACGGTTCTGGCATACAGCACGGAACAAGAAGGTAGAGATACCAAGCGTCTTGGAACCAACCTCAGAGTTCCAGACGTAGAAGCCACGGAACACATAGTCGGGGTCGCCGTTAGGCAACTTACCGATTTCGATTGGATGGGTGTCATCCACTAGGAACATGAATACATCACGGTCAGAGGCGT